TTACTGACGGGCATTACTTTTTCCCTTTACGCTTTCCAAAAGCGCCGCCTGAACGGTGCTTTTCTTCTGTCGCCGGAGAATGACCGCCTCATCGGCGGTGTCTCTGGCGACGATGTAGTGAATGAAAACCGGGCGTGGATGCCCGGCCTGCGCCTGTCTTGTAGGGCCTATGCGCTCACAGATCTGCTGAAACTGTTCGAGGTTCCACCACTGCGAGAAAAAGACCAGGATGTTTCCGCCGTCCTGCAGGTTGAGCCCGTGCCCGGCGGAGGCCGGATGCGCGAAGAGGATCGGAATCCGCCCGGCGTTCCAGTCACGAATGGTCTGCGGGTCCTTGTCGAGGTGCCGTCCCTGCGGGAAGCGCTTGAGAAGCCGTTCAAGATCGCTCTTGAAATGGTATGCGACGAGTACAGGCATGCCGGCAGCTTCCTCGACGACCTCTTCAAGCGCACGGAGCTTTTGATCGTGGACTTCTTCCCAGGTGCCTTCCTCATCGGTGTAGACCGCGCCGGATGCGCACTGGAGACACTTCACCGAGAGAGCAGCGGCTGAAAAGACCGTGAGCTCCTTTCCGGAAGAGAGTTCCGCGACCATGTGCCTTTGAAGGCCGTCATAGACTTTGCGGGCCGCCGGCGGCAGATCGACGTAGATCGTGTTTTCGATCGGCTTCTCGATATCGAAGAAGTCCCCCGCGTCGAGGCTGACCGTCACTTCGGCAACGGCGCGCTCGATCTCTCCTCGCGCTTTGGGCGTCGGCTCCCACTGGACGGCGTGCGGATCCGCTCCTACTCTGCGCTCCGTGAAGTACGCGGAGTGGAATGCCGAGAAGGAGCGGCCAAGGCGCGCACCTCGATCAACGAAGTAGTACTGGCCCCAGAGGTCTTCGAGGCCGTTGGGGGCCGGGGTACCGGTCAAGCCTACGAAGCGTTTCACTTTTGTGAAAGCAACGTGAGCGAGACACTTCGCCCGCATGCCGCCGCCTCCTCCTAGCCTGAAGCTCTTGAGCTTCGTCGACTCGTCGGCAATCACGGTCTTGAAGGGCCAATCAGCCCCGAGCTCCTTTTCAAGCCAGGGGAGATTCTCGTAGTTCATCGCGTATGCGTCAGCGGGCATCTTGAGCGCGATGCGCCTTTCCTTTGCGCTTCCGACCACCGGCTGAACCTTGACCTCGAGATTCGACCATTTGTGGCACTCGTCCGGCCACGTCGTCTGCGCGACTCGGAGCGGAGCCAGAATGAGCGCCGGGAAAGCATCCTCGCCCAGGCGCTTCAGAAGATCGAGGGCGAAGAGCGCGGAGGCGGTCTTTCCCATGCCCATTCCGGCCCACACCATGGCGCGCGGGGTGCCTATGATGTGCCGGATGATCATGTCCTGATACGGCCTTGGGGTGAAATTCACGGCGCGCCCCTCCCGGAGAACGGCGACGCTCCTTCGGCGAGCAGCATCCGGTCGATGGCGCGCTCGGAGTCCACGACGTATACAGCAAAGCCGCCGTCGGTCCGGAGCGTCTGATGCTCGATGAGCTGGATAGGCGAGGGCTTGCATCCCGGCGCCTTGACCTCGGCAAAGAAGCTGTGGCCGCGGAGCATGATGAGCTGATCCGGGGCGCCCCTGTGGCCGGTGAACGTCACCTTTCTGGAAATCCCTCCGGCGCGCTTCACGGCCCTGCGGAGGTATTGAATCATGCGTCCTTCCGGCGTCATCAGTCAATCTCCTTAGCCGCATCGCGTCCGGCGCCGCCGGCCGGAACTTTGATGTCATAGCGCTTGAGCGTCCGGTTGACCTTATGAGCGACCTGGACGGTCACGAGACGCTGCAGGTCCGGCACGACGTGAAGGAGCTGCTCGAGCATGATCAGGGTATCGGCGAGCTCTCCGGCGAGCTCCACCTTGCGCGTCGGGATATCGCCTTCGAAGTCGACGGCGGCGCGGGTGTAGTGGATGATGGCCGTCGTCGCTTCCGAGAACTCCTCGCCTGCTCTCCGAAGCACGTGCGCGGTGCTGAAGTGGCCGGCGATGCACCTGATCTGGTCGCACTTAGTTTTCGTGATCGCAATCATGATGCATCTCCTTCTATGTCGTCGATGCGTGCTGAGATCTGCTCGATGACCGTCTGGAAGCCGAAATTGATGAGCGTCGCGAGAAGTGGCACCTGGGAGCAGAGGAGCAGAATTGCGCCGCGGACTCGCATCCCTTCCGGCGTGCCGGCGAGCGGCAGACGGTCGGCGATTCGAAGCGTCTTCGATGCCAATGCACGCTCGAGGTACCAGCGGGCTTTCTTGAGGTCCGTGACCTCCGAAGAGCCGGCCTTCTTGCCGGCGCGGCAAAGGTACTTGATCGCATTCCCGGTGCAGAAGTCATAGGCTTCGCAGACGTCGATCGGTTCGATCGAGACGCGGCAGGCCTCGTAATGAGGCGGATGGTCGATGATGTCGCTCATGGCAGCTGCCTCCATTCGTCAACGGACTTGATAAAGCCCTCGAGCTTCCTGAAGCTCTCAAGCGGTATGGTCATGTCGAGCGCCAGCGGATCGCGGGCGCATTGAAGCCGAAGCAGAATCTCCGGCTTCTTTCCCTTTACAGCGACAGGGACGGCCGAAACGCGCAGGCTGTCGCTAAAACCGGGGATAACGATTACCGGCGGGATGGGGCGCTGCTTGCGCGGCTCGGTGACGATCGGAACGGTCATCAGGCGGCTCCCCCGCAGTCGAACTTAATCGAAAGCTGGATCTGGTCTTCCATGATCCTGAGCTGTGCTTCAGTGGGCTGCTTCACGCGGCTCCACTGCGAGAGCGTTTTCCCGGCTTGACTTGCGATAGCTTTCCCCTGCTCATAGATGGCGTAAGCCTTGAGATAGTCCTTCATACAGGGGAGGCGGCTCACGAAGTTCTTCGATAGCTCATCTTCCATGCGTGTGAACTCGTCATAGAAAGCGTTTTTGAACTCAAGCGCTTTCGGGCCAGTGAACCCCATGGCGAGAAGGCAGAAGCCCTTTCGATCCATCCAGTAAACCGGAACCTTTCGGGTGGAACCCAAGTCATTTATCTTGACTGTCTCAGAGTATTCGCCAAAATTGGCGTTTAGAGCCAAATCAGGGAGTTGCTCGATAAGTGCGCGAATGTCGCGAACTACGTGGTGATGTTGCTTCCCGAAGTACTCCGCAACGGTTCGGCTGGAAACGACGGGGCGACCGTCAACGATGGTGAGTGCAGTATGAATATTCATAGCTCAGTCCTTCTTGTATCGGTAGGCCTCAAAGCCGGCCGCGGATAGCGGCAGCCCTTCGGCCCAGTCAGGGTTATCGGTCATGCAGGCGGCAAGGCCCGCTTCGGTGAAGTCGCCGCTGTCCGGCGTTTCTGTGATCAATTCGTCATGCACGGAGAGGACGATCTTGTAGCCGCGGTCCCAGGCGAGCTTCATGCCGTGGGCGAGGATGTCGCGGGCCGTAGCCTGGGTAAGGTTCTCCACCACCTTCCCGGCATATGACCGGAGTTCGCTCCAGCCTCGCGTGTACTGATTCATGCCGCGGTAAGTGAAGGTAGCCCGCACGCCGGGGCGCGGCCTCTCGATCTGCGGATAGATGACGCATCGTCCGGACGGAAGGAGCGCACAGCCGTACACCTTCGCGCGGGTGCCGATCCAGATGCGGCCGACCTTGAGCGGCGCGCGGCCCTCGGGCGGGACCGGCTCGACCATGACCCTGCAGGCCGCCTCGATGTCGGCCCACAGCCTGGTGATCGCCGGGTGCGCCGCCCGCCACGCGCGCTTGATGGCCTCGCAGGCGATGAAGGTGTCAGGCTTGAGCCCGAGGAGCGCTTCCTCGCCCCTGTTCGCCTTCAGCCACCCGGCGAAGTCCGCGGCTTCCGTCCAGTAGCGCGAATCGATCGCCGCACGTGTGTGCCCCGCGAGCTCGTCGAGGTCCACCCGGTAAGCGCGTGCGAAGGTGCAGAAAGCTGAGACGCCGCCCTGATAGCCCATGGCGAGCTCGAGCACCTTGCCGATTTGGCGCTGCTGCTTCGTCACGTCTTCGGGCTTTACGCCGAAGGTGCGGCCGTAGGTCGCTTTGTAGAGATCGGGGCCCTTCCCGGCGTCATAAGCCCGGAAAGCCTCGAGCTTCCACTCCTCGCCGGCGAGCCAGGCGAGCACGCGCCCTTCGATGTTCGAGAGATCGGCAACGACGAGTTTGTGCCCCGGAGGCGCGATGATCACGCCACGGATGCAGTTCGAAAGCACCTGCGGAATGTTCTCGTAGACGAGGTCAGCGCACTGCGACTTGATGGCCTTGATCGCTTCCTCAACTTCGGCCGGCCGCATCTTCCCGCGGGGCAGGTTCTGCGGCTGAAAGATGCGGCCGGTCCATCGTCCGGTGCGCGTTGCGCCCATGAACTGCAGGCACCCGCGGAGCCTTCCGTCAGCGCTCACGGCCTCGGAGAGCTTCGCGTATTTCTGGACTGAAGTCTTTGAGTTCTCTAGCCGTTCGGCGATCAGCTCCCGGACAGGGTCCGGAAGGCTCTCGTCGCCGAGACGGCGCTCGAGCGTCGTCGTCCGGAAATCCGGAAGAGCCACGCCGTAGGCGTTCAGGACGTACTTCAAGAGCGCATCTCTTTGGCCGATGCTTGAGACTTCGCCGCCGGTGAGCTTAGCGACGGCACGGTCCGAGCGCTCCTTCGCCTCGTCCGAAGCGGTGACGGCCGCGCGCACGAGCTCTACGTCGATCGCCATCCCGAGATCGTTGATCTTCTGGTCAAGGTGCCACTCGCTCCATAGCGCCGGAGTGTCGTTCCACTTCGGAAGGCGCTTCCACACCTCGCGCATCGCCTCCACGTCGAGGCGGCAGTACTCTACGAAGTGCTCCCAGTCCTCCGGATGAGTCTCGGCGGTCGCCCTTGTGAGTTTGCGGGTCTCCGGAAGCGGCTTGCAGAATAGCTGCACGAGACGCTTGCCGTCCTTGTCCTTCGCCTTGTCGACGGGGAGGCCGAGGACCTCGCAACGGTTCTCGAGACTCCCGGGGAGCGAGCACGAGTAGGCGAGGATCATCGGGTCCTGCCAGCGGTCCGGATCTCCGGCTTCGGGCCAGAAGCGCCTGATCACTGTCCGGTCGAAGGCGGCGTTGTGCGCCGTCAGGATGACCGAAGGATCGGAGAACGCCTCGAGAACCCGAGCCGGAAGCTCTTCTCCCTGCGTCAGGTCGACGACGCGCACGGGTTCCTCGTCGAATGCATAGGCGAAAAGCATGATCTCCGCGCCCTTGCCCGCTTCCGCATACTGATGCGTGCCGGCAGAAATGGGCGTCTCGGAGAAGGTTTCCGTATCGAGCCAGAGGCGCATGACTGCTCCTTAGATCCAGTTGTCCGTCGGATCGGGCTCGGTCGCGCGCACAGGGGCGCCGGCCGTGAAATCACCCGGATCGAGGTCAGCCGGATCAACGTCCGGAAGATCGGAAGCGTCGACGACGGGGCGGCCGCTGAAGGCGTCTCCGTGGCCGAGGAACATGACCGCGAGCAGGTCGGCGCTTACACCGCGGTTGCCCTGCTTCGCATAAGCCCAGGGCGTCGTGATGACGGCCACCTTGCAGCCTGCGTAGAACAGCTTCTTCGCGGCTTCGATGTCAAGCCGCTTCTTGTCCGGACCGTAAAGGTCCGGCTGCTGCGTGGAGCGGCAGGTGATGTAGTAGTTGCCGGCGTAGCCCTGCGCCTGCTTCTGGTTGCCGTCCTTGATCGGAGGCTTGGCCTTGAGTAGCTGGCGCGCATCCTCCTCGGAAAGACTGAGCTTCCCGGACATGAGGACCTCAAGCGCCTCCTGCATGAAGGCCTTGATGCACGGAGCCGACGGCTCCATCAGCACCGTCGCTTCGTACTTGGGCTGCGCTCCCTCCATCGCGCGGGGCTGGAACAGGGAGGGGAAGGACAGGCGTCCGATCAGAGTGACTTTTTTGGACATGAGAGTGGTTCCTTAAAAAACGTTGGGTAAATCTGCTGCTGTGACTTTGAGGTACTCCGGGCGCTTGTCGTCGATCGGAGCGATGACGGGCTTCGCCTCGGAACGCGTGGTGAGCGCTTCGAGCTTCAGCCACTGCCGCTCCGAGATGCCGCCCGTTTTGAAGATCTTCTGGGCCTGCGCGGGCGTCAGGAGCTTCTTCGTGTAGCGCTGGTCAACCGGGAGCTTCATGCCCTTCAGGAGGGTGTCCGCGGCCTCTTCGTCCGTCCACTTCCTCGGGCCTTCTCGTCCGGATACGAGCTTCCAGCCGGGGATCTTTCGCCCGGCGAGCATCGTCGCCAGGGCGTCTTCTTCCACGCGCTGACACCACTGCTTCACGGCGTCAACGTGCGAGAGGACTCCGGCGAGGCCGATGTCGTCGATCATCGGGACGGCCGCGACCGGGACTTTCACGCCGGTGGCCTTCGCGACCATCGCGGCGTAAGCCGTGCACCGGGCGGCCGCGCGGCAGAACTGACAGGTGCTCCGGGCGGGCCTGAAGCTCACCTCGTCGCCCTTGTCACCGGCCTTCACCTCCTCGAGCGCGCGCTCGGCGCCCGCCCGGACCTCGCCCAGAGCGGCCTTGAAGTCGGGCAGATCGAGCGTCCACTCGGAGACGTTTCCGAGTCTCGGCTGCACGATGACCATTCGGACCTTCCGGATGTCGGCGGCAAAGTCGAAGCAGGAGAACGCCGCGCCCGCGTAGATCAGGAGCTGCGGGTTGTGCGTGGCTTCGACCTTGACGCCTCGACCGAACTTGAGGTCGACGACAATCAGCTCGTCGTCGGCGAGCGCTACGCAGTCGGCCGTGCCGTGCGCGCCCTCCTCTCCGGTGAATTGGCTGATCGGCAGGCACTGCTCGATCAGGCGAGGTCCGGGAAGCGACTTCACGTAGTTGAGATAGGGCTCGAGGTCCGTTGCAATCTCCTGCGGATCGGCCATCAGGCCGGCCGGGAGGGCCGGGAGCGGCTTGCCCGTCAGGAGCGCCGCCGCGACTTCGTGCGCGTAGGAGCCCTCAGAGGCGAAGCTCCCGCCATCGGAGTCGCCCTTGATCTGCGAGCAGAGCCACGCCGATCCGGGGCAGGCCATCCAGCGCGAGGCCGCGCTCGGGGAGAGAAGAGCGTGCGCCATGTCAGCCCTCCGCAGTGAGCGCGTCGCAGAGCGCCTGGTACTGCTCCGGCTTGATGTCGCCGAGACGCTGAGCGCCGAACTCCGCGAGGATGCCGAGGACATAATCGCGGCCTTTTTCGGCGCTCTTCGTGACGCAGAGTGAGCGGAGCGACTCGATAGTGACGGGCGCGGCATCGCTCACCTCTGCGCCGGTGCCCGGCAGGTCTTCGTGCGAGATCGCTTCAACCTGCGGCGCCTCGGTCCGGTGCTTTGCGCTCTCTGCGTCCTCCAGCGCCTTTCGCGCGACCTTCATGAACTCGTTCAGCGCGGCGTACGCGTCCTTAGCTTCTTCCGAGCGCGCAAGTTTGATCCCCTGCGTTGTGAGCGCGGCAGTCGCCTCCGCCGCCTTCAGGTCGGCTTCGGCCTTGAGCGTCAGCGCCGCGGCAAGCTTCTCCATCGCTTCGGCATGCCTGACAATGGCTTCTTCAAAAGACATACGTTTTCTCCTTGGTAAAAAAAAAACAGTTCGGGAACCAACGATCAAGGTCGTCGGCTATGACCATGTCCCGGGACGCGGAGACCGCAATCCAGTCCCAGCCCTTTTCTTCGATGAGGTCTTCATCCGCGAGCACTTCCAGCGCAAGCCGCTGAAAGGTGGGGCGGAGGAGCGTCCGGCGAAGCTCCCGGCCGTATGAGAATTCGTAGAGCGCCGCGTCATAGATCTCATCGAGCAGCGCTTCGGCCCGCGCTAAAACCGCAGGCTCGTAAATGTCCAGATAGGGATGCATCGCCGCCCCCGCTTACTTCGTGATCCGGTCGGCCGCGTCAATGAGGCCGAGAATCAGGGGCTTTCTGTAGATGAACGCGACCACCATCGCGACGGCTATGCCGGCGCCAACCGCTAAGGCAAGTAGACGGTCCTCAAGATCCGTGCGGCGGGAGCCGCAGGCAGGCGCTTCAGGCCCGGTGAGGACAGAGAGAAGGAAAAAGAAGAAGGAGCGCTGGCGGCGCGAGGCGGAGGAGGCGGGCATGATTGTTAGTGTGGTAACGGATTTTCGGTATTCGTAGTGTAAGTATACTTACCACCATACAGATACTTAGCAATCACACTAACTTAAAGTGTTTTGATCTACGTCAATGCCGGCTTCAAAATCGCAAGAAAAAAGCCCGCAAGAAGCGGGCTTCACGGCGCGACGTCGATTTACCTTACAGACACGAATCCCCTCGACGATCGACTACTCTGCCGATCATTCTGAACCGATCGGGGCGCTGATCGCTCGGAAGTAGCTCGTCGGGGTACGCGCCTTTGTCAGGATTATCACATCTGATCAAGATATCGCCGTTTGAGCGGGGAAAAAGGCGCTTAACGCGCATATAGCCATCGAGAAAAAAAGCGTATACCCGCGAGGCTTGGACCACCTGATACGAGCAGTCGACCAAGAGGGTGTCACGGTCCCACAGCACAGGCTCCATACTATCGCCGGAGACGATAAATCCCTTGCACGCCGCAGGGTTGAGTTTTCTAGTTTGAAAGAACGCGCGGGGATATTTCACCGGCGAATATTCAGTCAACTCGTCGTACGTGGGCATACCACAGTGCCCCGCGGACAATCGGGCCTCGTAGACGGGAATTGACACAAAGGCTTCATCCTCTTCTGAGAAATCTTCGTCGTCATAGGCCTCCGTATTGGTCTTCATTTCCCCAATGCCTTCCGCGAGCCATCGAGGGCTAACGCCCAAGCAGGCGGCGGCTTTGTTGGCGGATTCGGCTTTTAGCGCCTTGGTTTTGCCACTCACCCAAAAACTGACCGAGGAATGCGTGACCCCGCACGCCTTAGCCAGCTCTTGTTGCGATATCCCGGACACTAGTAGCGCTTTTTTCATTCTCTCTGCAAGCGTGCTCATGCGTCACCTCCTGTAAGCAGGATAGCAAACTAAAGCTGGCGAAGATACTTGGGTCAACGTTACTGTGCTAACATATTTTCGTTACCACTCTAACTAGCCACAGCCATGAAGCAACCCCGTCTCGATCGCGAGCTTTCTAACGCGATCATCGATGCCCTCGGCGGCAATGCCCGTGTCGCAAAAGAGCTCGAGATTTCATCTCAAGCTGTCTCGCACTTTCGGCGCCTTGGGCTCACTCTGGATCGACTGAAGTTCCTCAGAGAAAAATTCCGCGACCTGCCTGTGATGCAACTAGCGGCCGTACGCGACTTCCGCAGGCCCGCTTTTGATCGCCAGATTGCTCACGAAAAACGTGTGGGAGGTGACGATGTCCGTCGCTGATATCAATTTCCGGGGAAAAGGCGCCTCGCCGGGTGAGTGGGATGCCGTGATCGCCGCGGGGCTCCTCGAGCAGATGCTGCCCGTGGTGCAGAACCCCGGACTGCCGCGATCGCCCGCATCCGCTCTTAAGACCGTCGGTAAGGTCCCCAGCCAGCTCAACGCCTACGGCGAAGTCGTCGGCTTCCCCCAGTGGACGAAGCACGTCACCACGGCCGAAGAGGTCGCCAAGTGGCGCCGGAACCTCGACATCGGCATCTCCATCCGCCTCGGCGCCCATATGGCCGCGATCGACTGCGACGTGGACGATAAGGCCGTCGCCGAAGGGATCCTAGCCATCGCCCGCCGCTACTTCGGCGACGCCGCCCCGATCCGCGTGCGCGCCGACTCCGCGCGCTGGCTTATGCCGATCCGTACCGTGGACTTCACTACGGCCAAGCGCCGCTATACCCTCAGGTGCGGCGACGTCCCTGAGATCCTCGGCGACGGCTGCCAGTTCGTCGCGTGCGGCACCCACCCCAGAGGATGCAGGTACCGCTGGATCGGCAATATCAAGGACATGCCCTCCGTCACCTCTGAGACGTTTGAAGCGTTCATCAGGGAGATGGTCGACACATACGGCACCGGCGAGGAGCTCATCTGCCGCGGCTCCTCGCGGGCCCCCGCCGGCGACGATGCCGACGTCATCTTCGACCGTCTCTACCACTGGATTAAAAAGAACCTGCCTTTCGACGAGCGGCGCCCCGGAGAGCTCGATATCCCATGCCCCTGGGAGCACGAGCACTCAAGCGGCAAGACCCTCGACGGCTCTACGACCTACTACTGCGCCGGCACGCACGGCTACGCCGCCCCGGCTTTCGTCTGCCTGCATTCCCACTGTTCCGGCCGCGGTCTCCCGGACTTCGAGGCCTGGGCCGCCACTAAGGGCTACGAGCGCACCACCGCCGCGGACTTCGAGGGCATCGAGGCTTACCTGGAAAAGGAAGAGCACACCGACGGAACACTCAAGACGCAGGAAGAGAAAGATCACTATACCGAGTGCATGTACAAGATCTGCCGCTTCAAGGATGAGAAGTCCGGGAAGATCGCCGCGAACCTCTCGACCGTTGTCGCCGCGCTTCAGGCGGGGCGGGATTACTGCGGCGTCGACGTACGGCACGATACCTTCCGCAACACTGAGGTCTATCGGGAAAAAGCATCCGAAGACTGGCAGCCGCTCACCGATGCGCGCGCTATCGTCACCCGCAAGTTCCTCCTCGAGAACCGCGGATTCGGCAGCATTCCCCGCGACCTCATGCGCGACGCCGTGCTCGCCGCCGGATACGAGAACTCCTTCGACTCGATGAAGGACTATCTCGAACGGACGCTCCCCGAGTGGGACGGCGTCGACCGCATCACGGACTTCTTCCGAAAGTACTGCGGCGCGAAGTCCACTCCGTACGAGTGGGCGACGGCTCGCTACATGTGGACGGCGCTTTACGGCCGCGCGACCACGGTGCAAGGTATCAAGGCGGACATCGTCCCGGTCCTCGTCGGCAAGCAGGGCGCGCGCAAGTCTACGCTCGTCCGAGTGCTCGCCCCTAGGGAGGACCTTGCAGGAGAGATCTCGCTCGAAACGCGCGATGCCGACCTTGCCAGACAAATCCGCGGCAAAGTCGTCGTCGAAATCCCGGAGCTCGTCGGCATGTCTAAAAAGGATGTCGCCGCCGTCAAGTACTGGATCTCGCTCCAGAAAGACTCCTACATCCAGAAGTACCAGGAGCGTGAGACCGTTGCCCCGCGCCGGGGCCTCATGATGATGACGACGAACGTGCACGACTTCTTGACGGACCCGACCGGCAACCGCCGCTTCGCGCCGATCGAGGTTGGTCAGATCGACATCGAGGCCGTCGAGCGCGACCGCCTCCAGCTCTGGGCGCAAGCCAAGGTGCTTTTCGAGAAGGAAGGCATCGACCACCGGAGCGTCGAGGCGCTGTCCGCGCAAGTGAACCAGGAGTTCATGTACTCGGACCCATGGGAAGAGGCGGTCTCTCAGTGGCTCGAGCGCGAAAGCCTTCTGCCCGCAGAGGCTCGGCAACCCCTCACGGCCGCGGCCATCCTTGAGCACGCGATCGGCCAGGCAGTTTCGCGTGTCTCTCCTGCGGACGGGCGACGGCTAGAGAACGTAATGGGAAAGCTCGGTTATCGAAGGAGCTCAGCTCGCCTTGACGGTAAAAAGGTACGCATCTACGTGCAGGCAGAGAACAGCGAGCCCGGAGAGGTCCCTTTTTAGCCCTCGGAACAGATGGAACAGATGGAACAGATGGAACAGATGGAACAGATGGTGGAACAGATGAATTGAGCATCTGTTCCAGCTCATTTCCTTACTCTTTCAGGCTTTTATCCAACTTGGAACAGATGGAACAGATAAAAACCAATAACCGGAAGATATCCGGAAGAGGCAGATACATGCATACATGTATAGGGATGGGAAAGCACACAAAAGCAAAACAATAGGAAAACATCTGTTCCATCTGTTCCACCTACCAGGAAAAGACTGTCGCAGTAGGGGAACGCGCTGGAACAGATAAAAACTATCCATCTGTTCCACCGAAAGACAAAAACAAGGACAAACCCTCAAATGGACTTCACAGAACAGGAACTTCTTATCGAGCGCCTCGACAACTGGGGCCGGGTGTATGGAGAGCGCAGGGCGCCGAGGTGGCGCTCCTCGCTCCTCGGAGTTTTGAGGGAGGTGGGGTATCAGCAGGAAGTGCCGTCGGAGCCTGCGCAGCCGAGGGCGGATATGGCAGACGCGGCGGTAGTGAACGCCGCCTGGGTGGCTATGCGGCAGAGCAGGGAGAAGGTCTTCCTGCGGGATACCTTCATGCATCCAGGCCGCCCCCGCGGGTGTGTCTGCCGGGAAGTCGGGATCAAGGAGCACCTCTATCCGGAGATGCTCAGGCGGGCCCTCAATGCGATAGCGGCACAGCTCAAAATAGGCTATACTGTTGCCAACAATTAG